ACAAACAAAGGTTTGGAAACATTATTTGAGGAAGCTACGGATCAAGACCATGATGGATGGGGCGAATGGAATGATTTCGAACATTACAAATTTGTTCGAGATTACGACATGAGCCCCACGGCGTACGCGTTTAACGATATAATTGGTTTTTGGGATTTTAGTATCCCATTGCCAGGTATACCGTATGAAACGTTTACGCGCGTGTCGGGTGTTCAAGTAGGCACAGCAGAGAGTCCTAATTATGGACTCCCTCTGTTGTATTCGAAACAAGCCGATGGTTCTTTTATACCGTCGGTCTCTGGTCAGACTAATCTAATCAACCTTGCCGTAAGGCAAATGCTTGGAGACGTCAGACCACAACTGTCATCCGTAAACTCTGTTTACGAACTTAAAGATGCAGTGTCGGTTCCGCATACAATCAAAAGAGTAGAGGATGAGTGTAGACGTCTTAAGACGCTTATACCCAAGCTCTACGGGGTTCTTCCGCGCAAGTTTAAAGGCGGTAAAGAACTTCTTTTGATGCTTGCAACGCTTAGTGATGTATTCCTTCAGCAGGAATTCAACATTAAGCCGTTGTTGGGAGACCTTCGTGCCGTGCAGAAGGTCCTCCAAACAGTTCGTTCTGATATCTCTAAGAGACTTCAGAACGATTCTCGACTACGCAGGAGGGACTTTAACGCCCCTCTGATAGGCTATAATGATGCGGTAGAAACCGCTCTTTATAGCTACGCTGGTATCGCTGGTTCTGACAGATCTAGTCCATATTGCCCCTTTATGAGTGGCAGAATGGATGTACTCCGTCAGGTCCGATATCAACGCTCGAGGTTCCATGCACAGATATTGTACTCACAATACTATGCAGACTATCAAAAGCAAAATGCCTTGGTTTTGGGACTCTTAGACAGGCTTGGGGTTAATCTTAACCCTTCGATTGTCTGGAATGCCTTACCGTGGTCGTTTGCCCTTGACTGGGTCATTGATGTAAATCAGTGGCTCAGTCAGTTTAAGATAGGAAACTTGGAACCTGTCACAATAGTACACAAATTCCTTTGGTCCACCGATATCAAACGTACCATATCACTCACGATTCAAAATCGTGGGGTGTATGAGAAGTATGATAGAGGTAACCCTAGGAAGACTGTGTTTGCTACCGAAACGGCCTATAAAAGGTCGTCTTCCGGTCTGAACATGGTTGCATCCCTTACGGGATCCGGTATAAACTTGAAAGAGTTTATACTTGCAAGCGCGCTAGCGGCTTCCCGCTACCGAGGCTAGTTAACCGCACATAACGTGCCGTATAGGGACTTACGCAAAGTCCCAGAACAGTTAGTTATGCCAGTATTCCCAGCAAACCTGACAACAAATGAAGTTAAGAATGCAGCCGGTACCGAAATCGAATTTCTTCGATTAGGTAATGGCTCAAGTGCAAGAAGTCTAGTATTCGCCAAAAGTGGCGAAGTACCAGCGCAGCAACACCGCCTCTCGATTCAACATCAAGAGACAGGATCTGCCCTTACCGCGCGACGTCGCTCAGTGCTTCGCCTAGACATTACTGTCCCAGGCCAAGTCGATACGACCAAGCTCGTTAAGGCTTCTATGTATGTGGTCGCCGACATCCCTGTCGGTCAACTCACTGCATTGACGGTACCCACGGACCTTATGGCCAATCTGATGAGTATTCTCGCCTCACAAGGCGCGACTACCACCATATTGTACGATGGAACGGGGTACGGTGCATCAAGTCTACTCAATGGCTCCTTGTGAGCCTATCTTTAAGAGACTTGTCTTAACATCACGAAACGCGGTTATTTGATAACCGTGAGTTCATGTCTACGGAGGTTTGCTGGTCTGGCCTTGGATAGTCCACCCTTCGGGGAACTATGAAAAGCCATGACAATACATATGTTAGTATTATCGCCAACATCCTCCGTAGTGTGCAAACACTACGTCCGGACGTAATAACACCACGACAAACAAGGCTTACGATTAAAAGAGTCGAAGCCCGGTTTGCTCTTGAAGGTTTGAGTTTTCTTACGAAAACTCTGCCCCGCCTCGGCAAAACACTTGATAAGTGTCTTGCCGGTCACGGATCGTTCAACTGTATCGGGTTTCGCAAGATTCCCGGTACGAAACTTCCCAAGTTTTTGGGTGAGTTTCTTGAGCGTATCCTTGACAAAGACGGAAGCGTCCTTCAAGATCCGTGCGTTTACAGTATCCGTTGTGTTCGGGATCTATGCTATGTTTTTTACAAGCTAGAGACCGGATACTCGCAACAACAACAAGACGGTGTCATAAATCAGTTTATCAAGACTGAAATTGACATACGTCCTTATCATGAAACGTTTACGAAAATCAAGGAAATGTGCAACTTGTATGTTGCATTTAATCCCCTGGACCATCAAAACGTTAATCCCCCAACTAATGGAGCTACTACTTCGCAAGAAGTAGTAGAACCTTTAAACAAAGAGGTTGGTGAAAGGCTGCCTAAATGTATATATCCTGAGGAAAACCTCTGGAAGTACATAGAGACGGTTGTTCAACCTTCCCTGTTAGTCGGAGTATTGCGCAAAGCCCGACATTTACTTGCGAAAGTATTTGTCAACTTTGACCCTTACGAGATAGTACCCAAACATGGACCTGGAGCCGTAGCTTCGAAAGAAGTCTTATGGCAAAAGTTCACATTTAGTAATGTACCTCATCGTACCACAGAACATTACCCACTTGACGCATATTTTTATGCTTCACTTGGGCATGTTTGTGATGATCTTGCTGGCCTTCAAGCCATCGAGACGGAGAAGGAACCTTCTGCACGAGTTTTACTCGTGAATAAGGATTCCCGCGGCCCGCGCCTGATCTCCTGTGA